ACGTTAATGTTAGCAAGGGAATGTTTAGCTTTGATTTTAGTTTTGGTGCATTTGTAACAGGTGATTTTGTAGAATTTAGTAGTGCATCTACGCTTTCATTCATATCGGGGTGGGCATACACAAAAGGCAACTGGTTTGTCAATGTAGATCAGCTTGGCGGGTTGCGGTTATACAATACGTACTCTGATGCTATTGCTGGCACATCAAACAACAGAGTTGCATTGGCAACACCCGGCGCTGCCGTTGCTGTTAGCTGCAAAATCCTTAATTCAGTGCCAAGGATATTAGCAAATATTATACGGTTTGAGTTATCAACTGACCGTGAGGCTGTTGATACTTCTAGTTTAGGCGATGAATTTAGGAATCAATACAGCACCTTGATCACTGGATCAGGCAGTATCGACTGTATTTTTGATTATGCAACCGCAGGACAGACTGAAATTGCAGTGTATCTGCATAATCTATTACTGCGTCAACAATTTGGCAGTGACTTTAAAGCTAATCTTTATATCTTAACTGAAGGCCAGGGTCAAGGCGTCAATGCCAGCAACGATTCAGTGTGGTACGAAATTCAAGGTGTGATGACTAATGCAGCTATCCAATGCACTGCTGGTGATATAATTGAAAGCCGATTTACGTTTGTTACTACTGGCGAAATCAAGCTACGAGTGCAAACTGTCACTTGGGCTGACCTGTTGCTTAACTCTGCGGGTGATAGACTGGTTCTAAGCACCGCTGATGGTGACATTCTAGAACTCGGAGAGGAGCTTTAAATGGCTAACCAGCGGATAGATCAGCTAACTGCTGAGACAACGCCAGCAGCAGCAGATGTGTTGCCAGTATTTTCCATTGCAGGTAGTGACACCAAGAAAATTACAGTTAAGAATTTAGTACAGCAAGGCGCTGCATTAGTAGACGACGCGTCAATACCAGTAGCCAAAGTCAACTTAAGCGGCATCAATGGCAGCAACCTTACGAATGGCACGGTAACTGCTGCCAAATTGGATACCAGCACCATCCCAGCTACTGGCGGTGTAACGGTTAGCTCTAGCAATCTGCAACTGGTAGCACCTACCAGCCCGATTGCCAGGAATGCAGGCACCGGCAGCCTTGAACACGCAACCAGTGGCGTCACGGCTGGCACCTACACAAAAGTCACGGTTGATACCAGAGGCCACGTAACTGTTGGTGCAGCAGTAGCAGCAGCGGATTTGCCAATTGCAGTATCGGGCACCGTTGGCGTAATGTCACCCGGCACCGGGCTTAGCGTTACAGGCGGCGGCGTACTAAATCACACCAGTAGCATCACGGCTGGCACAACAAGCGGCTTTACTTATGACGCCCAAGGGCATATTACTGGCACGGTTGCTTTAGCTGGCGCTGATTTACCTATTGCTACCAGTAGTGTTAGAGGCGCAGTACGACCTGGGACAGGTTTATCCGTAGACGGTAACGGCATTTTAGCTGTAACTGCCGCGACCAATGCAGCATTAGGTGGTGTTATCGCAGGTAGTGATTTTGCCGTATCTACTGGCACGATCTCGCTTGCAGCTCAGGCTGGTATTGCCGCTGGTCAATATACAAAAGTAACAATAAATAGCAAAGGCATTGCAACTGCTGGCACGGTACTATCAGCAGGTGATATACCAAACCTTGCAGCATCACAAATCACAAGCGGCAGTTTGGATATTGCGCGTATTGCAGCTAATACAATTACAGGCGCTAAGTTGGCTAATTACGCTATCAGCAAAATTGGAGATACTACGCCAACCGCTGACTGTATTGGGCAGTTCTTTTTCAACCCGCTCAGTAAAGATCTTTTTTTGTACGACGGCAATGTATACCAACCAATTGGTATTAGCGTTGGTGAGATTGTATTTGCTGGTACATTTAATGCTTCTACAGGTAGTGGCACGGGCCTTATTACATCCGTAACTGCAGAGGGGACTGCCATTGGCCTTACTATCGGCGCGGCTTTACCAGCGGCATCTGTTGGTAATTCTAGATATTATGTGGTAGTAAGTACAGGCGGTACAGTTACTACCGGCAATGCGCCTCACGCAGCATTGAACCCCCCAGATATTATCTTATCTAATGGCACATCATGGACAGAAATTGATATCTCACAAACTTTTACAACTGTAACCGCAAACCAAGTATCATTTACGCCTTTTGGCAGCCTTGCTTCTAGTAACGTACAAGCTGCAATTGAAGAATTAGATACAGAAAAACTACCGCTTGCGGGTGGTACCATGACCGGCGAGTTGCTAATTGGCACTGCTGGCACGTTTGCTTTTGAAGGCAGCACCGCTAACGCATTTGAAACTTATCTGTCGGCAACGGACCCAACGGCTGACCGCGCCATCGTATTCCCTGATCAAGCGGGCAACGTAATTGTCAGCGGTAATGCAAGCATTGTTAATGCAGATATAAACGCCAGCGCTGGGATTGCCTACAGCAAGCTCGCCACACTAACCAGCGGCAACATTCTGGTTGGTAATGGCAGCAACGTCGCCACTAGCGTTGCGATGAGCGGTGATGTAACGATCACCAACGCAGGCGTGGCGGCGATTGCATCCAATGTGATCGTCGATGGCGACATCAGCGCCAGCGCCGAGATTGCAGTCAGCAAACTAGCCGATGGCACCGCCCGCCAACTGCTGCAGACCGACGCCGCCGGTACTGGCGTGGAATGGACCGACAACGTAGACGTACCAGGCACCCTGGACGTAACAGGTGCCGCAACATTTGATGGCAGCGTTTACATAGGCGGTTCCCTAACGCTGGAGGGCACCACCGCCGATGCGTTTGAGTTGACGTTTGCTTGCGAGCCAACCGCCGACCGTACCGTTACGCTGCCGGATGCCACCACCACCCTGGCTGGCCTTGGCGTAGTTCAGTCGTTCACCGTTGCTCAGCGGGGGGCGATTACAGCCCTGACCGATGGGGCAACGATCACCGCAGATTTTGCGGCAGCCAATAACTTCTCAGTTACACTCGGCGGCAACCGCACATTAGCTAACCCATCGAACCAAACTGCTGGGCAATCTGGTTGCATCTGGATTACGCAGGATGGCACCGGTAGCCGCACATTAGCGTACGGCTCGCAGTGGGACTTTACTGGTGGCACTGCGCCAACACTTAGCACCGCAGCAGGAGCAGTTGACTGCCTGGTGTACGCATCACAGTCAAGTACTAAAATTACTGCCACCCTTATCAGCAACTTGAGCTAATGATTCCTGGAAGTGCTAATCCACTGCTCTTAAAAAGTGCAGCCGCCGCTGGTGGTTTGCAGATAGAGCGTAGTCTCAGATTCAACAGTAGTGACAGTGGTTTCTTGTCTAGGGTCCCGGCAGTAGCGGGGAACAGGAAGACGTGGACGTGGAGCGGGTGGGTAAAACGTGCTTCTTTGTCTACTGGTACTGATCAAGTTTTATTCAGCGGTGGGGCAACTAACAGCGCCACAGGATTCTTGGCTATTTATTATGAAAACAATGGTGTATTTACATTAGGATCATCTATTAACATCCTAAACTCAACTCCGGTTTATCGTGATCCTGGAGCATGGGCGCATATTCTTTTTGCTTTCGACTCCACGGCAGGGACTAACTCTGACAAAGCAAAACTATATGTAAACGGAACCGAGGTAACAGCTTTTAATACTGACAATAGAAGTACAATAACAAACCAGGATTACGGAATCAACCAAGCAGCAATACATGAAATCGGCAGGAATTCTATGATTTCTACCCGTTACTTTGACGGCTACCTCGCCAACATCCACTTCATCGACGGCCAAGCATTAACCCCCAGCGATTTCACTGAAACCGATGCCACTACTGGGCAACTCATACCAAAAACATACACCGGAAGTTATGGCACCAATGGCTTCAACCTTTTGTTCGCTGATAACTCCAGCAACACTGCCAGCACATTAGGGAAGGACACTAGTGGCAACAGTAATAACTGGACGCCGAATAATTTATCCGTTACTGCTGGTGCAGGCAACGATTCCCTTGTTGATTCACCTACCAATTACGGGACCGACACCGGCGTGGGCGGAACCGTGAGGGGGAATTATTGCACTTTTAATCCGCTCAAAGCCAGCACTAACGCTCCAGCAATTACAAATGGAAATCTTGATTTTGCCTTTGGATCGGGTACAGCAACTTGGAAAAATATTGCCGCAACATTTGGACTAACTAGCGGTAAATGGTATTGGGAAGTTACCGCTACTGCAGTTGGCGGGAGTGGGCAACTTGTAGGAATTGCATCTGCTGCATATAATTTCAATAAAGATACAGTTAGCGGCGGCGAATA